TTTTTTTTTTTTCTTTTTTTTTCTTTTTTTTTTCTTTTTCATTGTTTTTATCTTGTTTTATTATTCGAAATTTTTGGGAGAGAAAAAAAAAAAAAAATCAATTTCAATTCAAAAATTAAATTTATACCATAAATAGTGTAATAAATTTAAAATTATCAATTTTGAAAAAAAAAAAAAAGTATGTTTTTGTATTTTTTTTTACGCCCGCGAGAAAAAATTTCTCTCTCCTCATTTTTTTTTTTTGAGGAGAGAGAAAAAATTTAAAATTTTATTTTTTATGTATAATTTTTTTTAACGAAATGTCAAAAACTAATATTTCATTATATTTTATTTATTTTGCATTTTAAAATGTATCTTACATTTACCATCACAGTATACTATATTTTTACATTTTTTATTTTTTAATGTTTTTTTGTTCACATCTTTTCTTTTTATAAATAAAACATCCATTTGCCATTGATATCATATTTTTTCTCCAATAATACGATGCATCATCAAAATTTATTTTTATAATATATGTCATTTACAAAATGAAATAAGAATAATATTTATTATTTCAAATTTATTTGTCATAAAATTAAAAATGTTGAATACTATTATGAATTTAAATCCAATTTTTATTTTATTGATATTTTTACTATTTTTAATATTATTTATTAATAATGCTTTTTTTTTTAATCATAAGGAAAATTATGTAAAATATAATCCTGATGCATGGAATAAAGATCCATATATACAATATTCTCATAATTGCTATCAATATGCATTAGATGATATTGATAAAGATTTACGAAATAGATGTTATCATAATATTAAAAAAAAATTTAAAACATGTGGAAATTTAAGATCACGTCCCGGACATACCACCAAAAAATCAATATATTCAGGCAAAAAAATTTCACAAAATTGTAATATCATGGATAAAGGGATTTTGGAAGATAACAAAAATATCTATAAGATTGACGAAAAAAACTCTTGTAAAAAGGATTATTATAAAATCGCAGTTGCAATAAAACCTGGTGAAACATATCATTTTTGGCGAAAAGATGGAAATGGATCATGGAGTCATAAAGATGCGGGTAATAAAGTATCAGATAAAGATTATAATGGTAAACGAATTGTAGATCCGAAGTATTCAAATAGAGGTAAATATTCTAAATTTTGTAATTACTATTGTGTCCCAGAAAATTATAAATCAAAAACAAAATTAAACAGATATTAGTAAAAATAAATTAAACATTTTCATTATTGTTTTAAAAAAGATGTATAAAAATTTAAAATGATATTATATCAAACATTTCATTACAAAAAATTTGTTAAAATGCGTAATTACATATGTTTCATTTGTTATCTATTTCTAGTAATATTCATTCTAGTTCCGATTGTAATTTATCAATTAATTAATCCTCCATGTCAGAAAAATATAATCAAAAATTTAGATTGTGATTCAGATTTTTCAAGAATAAATAATGAAGTCGTTTTTTTAAAAGGATGTAAATTTAAAACAATTTTAAATACGACATGGGAATGCATCCCTGAAATTACAAAAAATAAAGACTATAAAGATTGTAAAAAAAATAATGAAAGACATCTTAATAAAATAAATAGAAATTTAAGAGCAGGTGCAGGCGGTGGAGGAATTAATCCATCATCCAAAAAAAAAAAAAGCTTACTAGTATATGTTTATAATAGATCAATAATCAAAACTAATGATTCCAAGATCTCCCATATTCCATTACCCGATGAAATCACAAAAGATATTATATTCAACGATAAAATGAAAACATATTTACCTCAAAAATGGAAAGGATGCTGCGAAAATATTGGAGAAACTATTAATGAACAAAATAGCATTTTAGAAGTTACCATAAGTCTACTTGGAACCTTTAATAATAATACACAATCATTTATTAATAATAATGATAGTTGTTTTAATTTCCAAAATGGGAACATTCATTTATGGCAAGTAAATATACATAAAACAACAATGAGTTTACTTATAATAATATTACTACCTATCCCTCTAATAATGATGTCTATATTAATCTTATTATATTTAAATATAAAAGAATATCTAAAAATTGTCTATCCGAAGATAGTTAATAATCTAAAGAAATTTAATATTACTAAAATCATAAGTTCCATGTATTGCCTTCAGGATACTAAATCAGTCGATTCTTACAACAAACAAAAAGATTTACAATTATCAAAAATTTAATTTTCTCTTTAGATATAATTTTTAAATATTTATAAACTATTTAAAGAGTAATTATGCAGAAATTATAAATGAATCCAGATCACAGGGAATTGGGAACGAAATTAGAATTATTTTTTTTTGATACTATGAGTCCAGGAAGTTGTTTTTTTTTTCCAAAAGGAGCGAAAATATATAATAATTTAATTGATTTCTTGAGAATATGTTATAAACATGAAAATTATGAGGAAATAATAACACCAAATATTTTTAATAAAGATTTATGGAAAATATCTGGACATTGGGATAAGTATAAAGAAAATATGTTTTTAATTGAAAAAGACGATCAAGATAAAGAGGATAATTCAATAGAATTTAGTTTGAAACCAATGAATTGTCCTTCACACTGTATTATTTTTAAAAAAATGAATGTTTCATATAGAAATTTACCAATGAGATTAGCTGATTTCGGAGTATTACACAGAAATGAATTGTCTGGAGCATTAGGAGGCTTAACAAGAGTAAGAAGATTTCAACAAGATGATGGTCATATTTTTTGTACATTAGATCAAGTAGAAAATGAAATCGAAAATTATTTATCATTTTTAACGAAAGTTTATAACCATTTTAATTTCGAATTTAATGTTGAATTATCTACAAGACCAGATAAATTTATAGGTGAATTAGAAAATTGGAACAGAGCTGAAAAAATATTAGAAAATAAAATTAAAATTTTTGAAAATTGGAAAGTTAATAAAGGTGATGGTGCATTTTATGGTCCTAAAATAGATGTTAAAATTAAAGATTCATTAAAACGAGAACATCAGTTAGGAACAATACAATTAGATTTTAATTTACCAACAAGATTTGGTCTTAAATACACAAGTGAAAATGAACAATTAGTAACTCCTGTATTAATTCATAGAGCAATTTTTGGATCTGTAGAAAGATTTATTGCAATTTTGTTAGAACATACAAATGGAAAACTTCCTTTTTGGTTATCACCTAGGCAAATATGTATTGTTCCAGTAGCAAATATTTTCTTAGATTATGCTAATGAAATTCTAAATAAATTTTCAATTTATGATATTGAAATAGATTCTAGTAATAATACACTAAATAAAAAAATAAGAAATGCACAAAAAATGAAATTTAATTATATTTTCGTAGTTGGAGAACAAGAGAAAGAAAATAAAACTATTAATATTCGTGATTATAAAAAAAATATTTTGGGGTCCAAAACCATAGATGAAACATTATTGATTTTAAACAATGATTATAATAAAAAAAATATATATATTTGATCTAAATTTATTAATACAATTTATTTTATATATTTTTGGGCATAAATGATATTCCACACCCACATGATGTTGCCAATTGTTTATCAGGTATAAAAATAAATTTATTTTCAAATATTCCTTTGTCTATATTTTCATTTACATAATCTATTGTTGTACCTAAAAGAAAAATCTCAGAAAGTGGATCAATATAGACTTGAATATTCTTTTCTTCAATTCGACTAGGTGGTATTTTTTCATTTTCAAAAAGTTCATTAATTTGATTTTTGTGTATTAATTTTAAAGAATAATTAAATCCATTACAACCACCACTATCTGCCGAAAATAAAAATGCATGATTATTTTTTTTTGATAAAATTTTACCCATTTTATCGTATGCATTATCTGTTATTATAATTGGATTTTTTTTTATGAATGTCGATAAATATCTTATCATCTAATATATATTAAATATTAAAATTTTTATAAAATTTATTATTTTTTAATCATTTTATCTTATTAATTTACAAGGATCTATTAATCTGGTTTTGATTTTTCTAAACATATTCAATAACGATTCAGGCATCAAAATATATTTATTATTATTCTTTTTTTTAGTATTTAAATATAAAAACGAAATGCCATCTAAATTATCGTCTGTATTCACAATTGTATTGTTACCATAAGAGAAGCTCGATTCTTCACGATATTGTCTTTTTATTAATTTTATTGTTTCTCCTTTATCGCTCCAAATTAATTTTTGTGTGGCTACACAACTATTTGTAAAATCTTGATCCATTAATTTTTGAACTTGATATGCCGCAGGACCCGAATAAATAAAGAAATGTTCACCCGGATTTAATATTTTTTTGGGCAGCATTATATCATCCGAATCATTTTGATATTTCTGAATTCCAAAATCAATTAATTCTTTCTTTGATTGATCTCTTGATCCATATAAATACCATCCTTCTAAATTTATTGATCTTGCCGAATCATTCTCGATTGTTACACATTCCCACCAACGATCTCTTGGCACACTTTTGCTTTGATTATTTTGTACTGATATTATATTTACCATCTTTGTTACTATTCTTGGTAAAACATAAAAATTATTTTTTGTTTTTTAAAATATTCTACTATATTATTCATATAAATTCTAACGATTTCAATCATCCAAATTTGTTAAATTTTTTATAATTGTCCATGAATTATTTCTAAAACCATTGTCTCCAATTACTCGTTGTTGAACTAATGTAAATATGTCTTCGCCTGTTCCAAATACTACTTCAGTACCAATATCTATATTACCATTTAAATCATTTAATTTTAATTCTCCCGTTAATGTATCTGCAAAAGCCATAAATGTATTCCATTTTTTTTTTTTTTCCAAACTATCTTTTGGATCTCCTTGTAATACTGCAGATGCACATCCATCTCCTCCTTGCCATTTAAATAATGATCCTTTTACGGAATTAAATTGTCTAGAATCAGCTAAAAGATTCATATTATAAGTCGCTGGATTACTTGTACACTCGTTATTATTATGATCCATTTTAATATCTCCTGAGCAAGACTCTATATTTCCACACAATATTTCTCCTGTATCTTGATCTAAATTAATATCTAAAAAATATGGCACATAAGGCATATAAACACCAGGATAAGGCATATATAAATTTGCTAAATTACCATTATTAGAGTTTACACTATATGACCCTAACAATTTATTTGATGTATAATTCATACCATCATGAAATTGAAAATCATATGAAACAAATATATCAGTTATTCCTAGTACATTTATTTTTCCATTATCAATATTATCAAAAAGTTCACATGTATTATGCCAATTATCATTTGTAGGAGATAAATTTTCCACCTCATGTCCATCTGAAATATATTTTCCTGTAGTATATATACAACTAGATACATTATTACAACAATATCCTTGATACCAATAACCGCAATATTTATGCTCATGTTTATTAAATAAACATCTAAAAGATGGACTCCCGAATGTAACACTTCCTATTTTTTTAACATTCTCATCATCAATATGATAGATAGGCTTTAACTTTTTACCATGATGTTGATTACTTATAATTTCTGATTCATGAATATTATGGATTTTTCGAATTGCGACATCCTTATATTTAACCCATTTTCCATCATGATTCTTTGAATTTGCGCACCAAAATTCAAAATTATGCCAATTCTCAGATTTAAGAGAATCCAAATCTGCTTTAGCAACAAAAACCGGAATAGGTTTATAATTTCCTGTATTTTTATGATCGAAATTTGGTGATTTTCGTGTAGAACCAAATAAATAAAATTTTTCAACATTGAAAGGACCACTTTCCATATATCCTTCTGGCGGGATCTGTATATGAGGAAAACACCAAAATATATTAAAATTACCAATTGGACAAGTAGTTTTAAAAATATGATTTTCAAAACCCCCCCAATCTGAAGGAAATTTTTTGAAAGTTCCCTTTTGAGAATAAGAAGATGGATTATTCAATATTCCCTTCACCAAATTTACACCTTGACCATTAATATCATAAAAACCTCCTGTAACTAATTGCCATGAAAATAAAAAAACTTCTCTCATTTCTTTTTCTTTATCATTATAGGTTCCTGACAATATACCTATTGGCCAAATAAAAGTTGAAGTTTCTTCATTTTCTCCCGTTAATGGTTCCATTACTGCATAATTGAAATTATTTTCAATTTTTGAAACATCTTTACAAGTTAAATTTTGTTTTTTTAATAAGATTAATGTAACTATAATCAAACACATTATCAAAAGTAAAATTATTTTCTTTTTATTAATATATTGTTGCATTATTTCGTAATATACTTTCAATAAAAAAAAATTTCAAACGAAAAATAAATCTAAAGAAAAAAAACAATAAAGAAAAATCAAAAATATATCACCAATTCAATTTAATATTTCTTTTTTTTTTCCATATATAAAAATACAAAAGATTTTTTTTTTTTTTGCGATTCTAGTCATTAAATTATAAATTACGACTTAAAGCTTTGATTAATGAATTATATTAAAAATATTTTTATTTTTTCTTAACATATTCATATAATAATGAAGGAGGAGTTCTTGATAATAGATTATGCTCAGATTGAATTCTATGGTGAGGGGATGTATCACTAAATAAAATATCGCGACTAGCTATTGATTTCATAGGATGATTTCGATATTCCCATAATTCGTTTCTAATGTTAGTTGATAGTGCAAACCATTCAATCATTAATTTTTTAAAAAGAATATCAGTTTCATTTATATCTAATTCCCATAGATTTGGATCAGATATTTTACACAAATTTTTATTATTATTAGTATTGATAGATATAATTTCATCTTTTATTTTATGCAAAAGTTGATTAAGATTTCGTAATTTTTCTTGATTTTCTTTTAACATAAATGTAGAACTTCTATCATCATGCGATAATAATAAATTATGAGAATTATTATTGTAACTATTAGTTAAAGACATTTATAAAAATTTATATTAGATCTTCTGTAATTATTGACATTCAATGTCATTTGGCATTCAATTTTTTAGTTTCACTTTTAAATAATATTTTATTTTTTAGAGTTTCATCAATAATTTCTGGATAATCTGCACGCATTAAATCTTCAATTTTATATTTTAAATATTGAGCTTTTTTTAATTTATTTATACAGTTTTCTCTGCTTATAATACGATAATGATAACAAAGTAGATATCCATTTCTTATATCATCTTCTCTCAAATTTTTATAAAAAGAATTCAACGAGATTTTTTTTTTTTGAATACCATCAACAACAATATGATTACCATTTGGTTTGCTGGGATTATGTACATTAATTTTATCAAATTTATCAGTTTTAAATATACATTTAACTTCTATTTGATTATATCTACATCTAAACTTTTTAATTCTATGTGGATGTTTTTTATTATGATCCCATCTATATATATTCTCCAATAAAATACTATCTGGATTTTTTTCTTTCTTATTACACGACATCATTACCCATGGTATTTTTACACAATCAACATCACTAAATGTAGTATTTAATTCGTCTTTTATTGAATTTATCATATTTTTTTTTGTTGTAATAAATTCATCAACATCTACACTAATAATCCATTTAAAATTATTTTTTATTTCTGTATAATATTTATTTACTAAAGCCATTTGATCTCTTTTAAAAAATAAATTTTTCTCATATATAATTTTAACTCTATTATCAGTGATATTATCATAAATTGATTTATCATTACTATTATCATCAATTACAAATATTTTATCAACTCCTTGCGATAAATAATAGTCGCAAAATTCTTTTATAAAAAATTCATCTTTACATCTTGTTATTAACCCCAGAAAGAACATATATATATATATATATTTATTAAATTTATTATTAGAATTTTAAAAAAGCAAGTTGGTAATATTTTATATATGTCTATTTTGTTTCTTTTTTTTGTTTTATGTAAACAAACTCAAGTAAAGTTATTTAATAAAATATAAAATTCTAATGTATTTATAGTTCATCAATTTGGTTAATATGATTATATATATTTGGATGAAGAACAAAAATTAAAAAAGATTCTTAGGGATTTGTTTTACACCTTTAAACATTAAAAACACTGACCTAATTTATTAATTTATTATTTTTCTTTTATCAATATTATATATATATATGAACAAAAAATCAATATTTATTGAGGAAGGGAGTTTTTGAATCTATTATATTCTAATTTACAAAACAATAACTATAGGCTATTATGATAATAAATACTTTCATTATTATAGCATAATTCAATTTTAAAAGATTATTAATTTTATTATATTTAATCATCGAATTTGTTTATTTTCATAGATAACGCTTTTTAAAACTTGATTAGGCGAATGATATTTCTCCATTTGATTACAAAGAGCAATAGAATCTTTAGGTAAACATTCTCCTCCAAATCCTAATTTTTTGTCAGGACCAGGTACTAGTGTATGCATATGATTTATCCATTCGTTTTTTAACATTAAATTTTTTATTTTGTTATAATCTCCACCAGTATTTTTACAAAATAGAAAAAATTCGTTAAAAATCATTATCTTGGCTGCATAGTAACTATTACACATTAATTTCATACTTTCACTTTCATTTGAACAACATAGACTAATTTCAGCTTTTTCATAATATTTTTCATAAAATTCTTTTAATTTCATCATATCATTATGTTTACAATTTTTCCCTTTTCCTAAAACAATATGTCTTTGATTATGAAAATCTTCAAATGCTGTTCTTGCGGTTAAAAATTCTGGATTATGACATAATTTTAAATTTACAAATTTATTGGATAACTCTTCAGTTTTATTAATTTCAATTGTAGATTTTATAACTACTAATCCTTTAAAATTATTTTTTGATAAATTATTACAAGTTTCTTCAATTGATTCCATATTAAAACAATTTTTTATTTCATTTATTTTTGTAGGTAAACATAAAAATAAAATAGTAGAATTCAATATATTTCGAAATGATCCTATACCACCATTTTTATATTTATCATATAAAACCATATCAATACATTTTAACCCAAAACTCTTTTGTAATGCCGATCCTACAAAACCTAAACCTATAATTCCGATTAACATAAATATTATTTATAAATTAAATATAAATTATTATCGCATTCAAAAAACTAATAATTATTTAAATATTCTTTAAATCC